AATACCTTGTGCATAGTATACAGCTGCGCCAGAAGAGTCAAACTGTGCACTGCTATCAGATAAGTTATCTGTTAGTTTGAATGTACGCTCACCAGTACGGAAAGATAAAGCGTCAGTTTCTGGGATATGGAATACACCAACAACAGAACCATCATCATCAGTTGTATTGTAACCACCAACGCTCTTCATTACGATGTTAGTAGTTGCACCGTTAATTTCATTAACAACAAAACCGTTGTAGCTGCCAGTAGAACCAATTGTAACAGTACCAGTTAAAGTCTCACCAATACCGAAACCGTTCTTAATGTTAACAACGTGAATATCTTGTTGAATTGGACCAATTGTATCTGAGCTGTGGATTGTACCACCATAAGCAACAACACCAGAAGCCTTCAAGCGATATAGACGACCTCTTTGGTTATCGTCGTAAGATGCAGTAGAATATGCATCAAACGCTTCGATAGAAGAACCGTCGATGTTTGCTAGTGTTAGAGTACCACCGTTGATACCAACAATCTTGAAAGTTCTTAGGTTAAGTTGCTTAGAACTTGCAGCTGGGTTAATCAGGTTATTACTTACTGGAATAACTGTACCAGAATAGTCTTGTAGGCGAGATACTGGGAATGTATTGTGGTAGTTTAAGTTGTATAGAACAACGTGGTTACCAACGTACAAGTTGCTAGTATCAGAAACAACCATAGTAAATGTAGTTGCTGCTGAAGATAGGTTAGCGATAGAAACAATATTAATTGCAGTGTGAGTTGTATTAGTGATTACATCACCGAAACCAAACGCTGGTTCAACACGGCTACCTGTTTCACCAACAACTGTTCTATAAGACGTGCCATCAAAACTACGACGTGGGTCGTCAACGAGAACGTTGTTTTGTAGATCTGCTATCTCGAAGTTCATTAGAGAATTAGAAACACGAGTAACCTTGAATACGTCAGCTGGCTTTACATATTCTTTAACTGGAATCTTATCAAAGAATGGGTAGAAACGTGTATTAGGTTTTAGGTTCTGAGCAACAAAAGTAACAGGTCTTGCTCTCATGTATGGGATATAAGACATATCCACAACACGGTCACCATAAGACTGGGTGTTTACAGATGAAGTTAGAGTAGTTGTAGTACCACTACGGTCATTGTAACCGCTGTAATTTGTGGTTGTTGTTTCATACTGAGTATTACCAGAGCGATACTCAGCAGTGGAAGTTGTAATAGAAGTCCAGTGAGTTTGCCACTCGTTCCAGTCAGTACCAGTTACGCCAGTATAATCAGCGATAAACTTGATAGCGTCATAGTTGTTATCATCAACAACAGTTAAATCTGGGCGACGATTAACAGACTTCCAGTTGTCACCTTCTGGGTACAAGTAAACTTGACCTTTGAACGCACCCATAGAGATAGAACGAACGTCCATTGTGCGGGTTGCATTAACGTTGAAGATGTAATCTTGTTCAGCGTATGGAAGGGTGATAAGGTCACCAGTCTTCTGGTAAGTCTTATTAGCACGGTCGGCACCAGAAGTTAGATCTTCAACTAATTCAACTGCGTTGGTGTAGTGCATTGGACGAAGGATCTTATTTGTAGAATCAATAGCTACACGATAATCTTCGTTCTTAACATCACCAACACCGTGACCAGTAAATTGGTCAACAATGAAACCGTTCTTGAAACGATCTAGACCAGTAGTCTCATCAACAATAGATAGTTGAGCAGTATCCTTCTCTAGTAGAGAAAGAGTTACATAATACTCAAGTTTATTGATGCGACGTTCTAGGCGACCAATATCACGCATTGTATAACGACGGTTGTCACGTTGTGTGACAGCAACATCTTTTACAGACTTAGTGTATGGTGGAACTGTAATGGTCGCAAGAACCATACCTTCTTTTGGATCATCTGGCTCTTTAGGAATTTCAGCAGGAACACCAGTGATAACGTTAAATTTACCGAAAGAATCTAACGCAATCTTGTCAATACGACCAACATAGTTCGCACGTGGGCAAGCCATATCAGAACCTAACATTGGTAGTTCTGGGTTCCAACCGTTTGAGCTAGTTAGAACTGGACGGAAGTCAACAACATCAGTCAAGCTGATTTGTCTAGTCTTACCAGTTGAAGCGTCAGTGGTGAAGTATGATGGAATCTCTTCATACTTGATACCAAGAGTACCAATTGTGTAAGAGTCTACAGAGAAGTAGTTACCACCGTTACCACCAGACTTAGAGAATGTGAAGTACCAGTATGTGACACGAATTGGACCATTTGGAACAGGTTGTCCTGGCTTTAGGTTCAATGAACCATAAGTGTAGTAAGAAGAACGTTGACCGTTATCTAAAGTGTAGCGATCAGTAATATCTACAACGTTATCTTCGTTGAAAGTGTAAGTACCATCATCTGGTGTCATTTCAACAGTTACTAACTTAAAGATATCACCGTGATCTAGGTCAATTGTATTTGAGTTTACAATCTTCTTGTTCTCGATAATCATAGAACCTGTCTTGTTTAAAGACTTAACAGCTTCTTGAGCAGAGTTAGAATATTGAAGAACAGATGCGATTAGATAGTAGTTCTGTCCTGGTGGAACGTTGTTGAATGTAACTTCAGTACGGTTCTCATCGTTATCGAAAGAAACATAAACTTTAGAAGTGTCATCAACTGTCCAATAAACTGGAAGACCAGAATCAACGTTGACCAGTAGGTAGTTAGAATCATCTTGATCAGACAAGAAGTTTTCATTGTCAGCAGTTAGATCCCATGTTACAGAGTTACTTGTAGAAGAACGAACTTCAAACTGACGACGAACAATGATGCTGCTATTCTTGAAGCTATCAGCGCCATTCAAATAACCACGTAGAGTCTTGATATTAGATTGACCAACTGGGAATAGTAGAGATTCAAAAGTTGGCAGGTTCAACTTAGTGCTGAACACTGTAATACGTGCGTTAGAAATACTTACTGGTGCGTTACCAGATAACTGGAACGCAAAGTTTCCAAGCTCAGTACCGTTAACAGTGCCTGATGTTGTAGCAACAGTTCCAATGAAAACGTCATTCAAGAATACAATGTCGCCAACCTTAATTGTTGAGTTGAAAACTGTACCTTGACCTGTAACGATAGTGTTGCCAGAAGTTGAAGAAGCAGTTCCTGGAATTGCATATGTAGATGGAGAAATATCGCAAGAGAAGTTCTCAGTAACACCTAATCCAATAACTGATTTAACATCACGTTCAAAAGATTGTCCCTCAAACATCTTGATATCAAACAAACCTAGTTTGTAGATGGACTTAGTTGGAACAGAAGCGTCGATGTCAGACAGCTGAATACCTCTAACACGGGCAGTACCAACAATGTTAGATTGAGAAGGTTGAACGCCAATAGCGATACTAGAATTGTAATCTAAATGGATTTCTGGTGGAACAGAAGCACTATAACCAGATCCAGCATCAGCGATACTAATGTTAGTGATTGCACCGTTTGAAACAGTAACGTTTAATTTAGCTGGAGTAGTCGGCGCAGTACTTGTTCTGTAAACAACAGAGAAGTGAACTGACCATCCTGGTGTGCTTTCATCCCAACCAGTAGTATAACCGTAACCACCATCAACCAAAGTTACTGATGTAAGAGCGCCAGTTGTTGGGTTAACTGTACATGTGGCTTGAGCAACACGTGGTTGTAAAACCTTTGTTAGATATACCTTTTCATAGTTAAGAATATCTGGTATATTGTATAGGTTTTTAACTTCTACATAACTACCAAGGTTCAAACCAACAGTTTGTTGATCAGTGCGTAGAATATGATTACCTTCTTCACCATCAATCTCACGAGCTTTGTTAAATTCGACGAATTGAGAGGCTGAAGATTCTACTTCATAACCTTGAATATATGCTTTGCCTGGATCAACAACCAAGCAGAATTTGTCTTCATCACCATATGTAACACCTTCAACTGGAAGAGTGCCATCAGCTAGTGGTTTATAGATACCCTGATTTGTACCATCGTTTAAGTGTTCACGAACCGATAGTTTAAATTTGTTAACTTCATAGTTACCAGACTCATCATATGTGCGACGAGCGAGAGATTTTTCTAACTCAGCGTAAGAGCTTGTAGTAATCTTCTGATGTACTCGACCATCAACAATACGAACTAATTCAATAAACTTGAATGTGTCTGTGCCAGTCAATGGTAGTTTAACTAAAGATAGAGAGATTTTATAACGGTGTGCACCAGGAGCAGCGAAGTTATAAGAACCAGTCGCGTTGTCTAGGATAGATTCATCATCTTCTGGAGCAACAGTTTCTTCAGTTACTCTAAAACCAACACGTGCAGTTGGCGTATTGTTGAAACGGCTAACGTATAATTTTAGGTCATCGTTACGAACGAACGTGCCATCAACATAATAGATACCTGCACCAACATCAACGCTATAACCATATCCGATAACGTCAGAAGATGCGTTGTTAGTGTAAGTAGTTGGTGTTTCAGAAGCAGAACCAGTCAACTTAATAACAGCAGAAATATCTGTTAGCTGGTCTTCTGTCAAACGGAAGTTTGTAGAAATTAAGTTATCTTCAGTAAGTGCAATGATGTTCTCACCTGGTTGCAAGCGATTTGTTACTGTATCATCTGCAGTACCTTCAATCTTACAGTATAGGGTTGGAACGTTTAACTGATCAACAACAGCAGAACCACCAGATGTATCAAGAACGCGCATCTTAACACCAGATGTTTCGCCAGTGATAATTTTATTCTTGAATGATTCAATATAAGTGGAAACGTCAACAGTACCAGTAAATTGCTCAAGTTTAATAAAGTGAACTTTATTATCTACGTTCACTGAACCTGGGATTACTTGGGAACCATTCTTAAAAACGTGGTTACCGAAACGCGCAACTTGGTGTTGTAGGATAGTCTGCAACTGTGTAAGTTCACGAGCCTGAACCGCATAACTCGGGCGGAACAGAACACGATAAAAGTCTTTATTAGCGTCGTAATCGTCAAAGTACGGTTCTGTGTTAAAATCAAGTGCCATTCTTTTTGTCTCTTTAAAAGTTAAACAATAACTCTATTATTTAGTCTATTAAAATTGAATAATTGTTCTTAGTGTAATAGTTTCGTCACCAGAAGGTGTAAACCCTTGCTTGTTGTCAATATAAAGAACTTGACCAGAAAACTTGTCGAAGTTAGGCATACCAACAGAAACCGCAGTAAAGTTGTCAGAGATATTAGCAGTTCTAATGAACACGTCATTAGATTCTGGGATATCACTATCTAGGGACTGAACCAATGCAAACGCAGGAGATAGAGAAACGATACGATAACGCTTCTTCTGTCTTGTTGAACCAACATAGTTCAATTTAGCAAAACCGTTTGTTTCAGTACCAGTAGTAGAAGTAGGAGCAGAAGAACCAGCAACACCACCTTCAGCAACCGCATAGATTCGTTCGTCAGTCCAGATAAAGTCACCTGTGTTCAATAGTAAAGAAGGTGCCCATTCAATTTCCGGATGTGTAATACGTTCAATGTAAAGGTCTTCGTCTTTAGAGAAACGCTGGATGTTAATAGGGGCTTGAACAATAAAGCAAGCAGAACCTAAAGAACCTTGGAAACGTTCAAAACCATCAAATACACGAGGATCTTTAATAACACCAACTTGACGATAGTCGTTACCAACCACAACACCTTGGTTAAGGTCATTAGAAATGTTAGTGTAGAACATCAAGTTTGTAGCGTATAATTCTTCAGGAGAACTCTTTCCGTGACCACCATATGGAGAGATAATAGCTCTTAAGTTTGCACCAGATCCGTTACCAATAACTTTGATATTGGCATATGTGTAGCCTTCACCGCGAGTTAAGATCTGAACCTTTGTAATAGCTTGGCTGATTGGGTCAATGATAGCTTTTGCAGTTGCACCTGTTCCGTCACCTTCAATAAGGATGTTCGCCACACCATAAGAATAACCACCAGAAACGATAGCAATAGCATCAATAGTACCAGCTGGCGTCAAGATCTCGTTGTTAGCCTGTTGTGAAGAAATATTACCAAGAGATAAGTCAGCTGTCAATAATGCACCTTGACCATCTCCTGTAACGCTAAGTGATGCTTTGGTGTAACCAACACCAGGGTCGTCAATAACCAAATAGATAATCTGACCATTTTCTGTAATAGCAGAAATCTTAGCCTCAGACTTAGCAGTAAAGAAGTTAATCTCAGCACCAGTGCCGTTGGCGTCAATAATATTAACCGCTGGAGTGACAGAATAACCAGAACCGTAACGCATAACAGCATAACCTGTGGCAACTGAACCATCTCTTCTTAAGCTGGCGACAATACCAACATATCTTAGGCCAACGCCATATGTTGCTCCAGAACCATCACCAGTTGTAAAATCTGGAGCTGTTGTGCTCGTATATCCATCTTCAAGAATTAGATATAAGTGTTTTACACCGCTGATTTCTTGATAGAGTGTATCACCCTCAAATACCTCTGTTGTTGCAGCCCAAGGAACAGACGTATATTGTGTACCACTATTCCATGATGGAGATACGTGACCAAAGAAGCCACCTTCAACAACAGTGTATAGGTTTGAACCGTTGGAGAATTGATCGTTTGTATAAACCTCTAATCCCTGCTCCCATGGTGTACCAAAAGTAACAGTTGGAGTGCCAAGATAGTTTTCACCTGCGTTAATAACGGTAGTTGAAATAACTTTATCAGCATATAGTTTAGAACGAACGACGGCATAGTTGCCGCTACCACCGCTGATTGTAACTTCAGGTGGTTTTAAATAACCAGAACCAGAACTAATAAGAACAACTTCGCGGACGCTACCAACTAAGCCTACCTGATCAACAACACCAGTTTCAACTTCTGCCTCAGCAATAGCTCCAAAACCACCATCTCCAACTGCTGGGGTAATAACAACCTCTGGATCAGTATATCCTTCACCACCGTTTACGATTAGAATATCTAAAATTGGTGAACCAGAGAGAATCGCAGTCATAGTGCAACCAGCACCAGAAACGTCTTCGATACGGATAGTTGGTACTTCTGTATATCCTTGACCACCAGAAATTACAACAACTGAGTCAATGTCACCATTGACTAAAACTGGCTGTAGAATTGCACCAGAGCCACCGCCACCAATAACAGTTAGAATTGGAGAAACATAATTGTGATTTGATGCAGTGTTATTTACAGTTATTGAGCTGATAGAAGAATCGCCAATGATAGCTGTTGCTTGTGCGCTTTGACCTGTTGGGTCATTGATTGTAATAGTTGGTACTTGGGTATACGCAGAACCACCACTTACAATATTGATGTTTGTTATGTTTCTATCGTTTCTTAAAGTAACTGTTCCACGCATTGTGGTACCACGATACTTTAATGCAGAAGTTCCACTCAATACTGTACCAAATTTGTGGCTAGGTTGAACTGGTCCCATTTGACCAGGAGTAGAAACTTCATAGAAATCATCATAACTGTTCTTAATAATCTGACCAAGGTTAACGAAACCGTTTGGAATAAACGGAGAGAATGATGTAAACGGAGGCGCAAATTCAATAGTAGCACCTTCAGAATAACCAGTACCCTCGTTAACAACAGTTGCCTGTGTGATAAGAATAGGGTCAGACTCTCTATAACCATCACCAGTTACAGAAACGATGGCGCTGGAATAATCTTCACCACGGTTGGTGATGTAGACGTTGTCAATTGTACCGTTGGAATAGAAGTGGTTAGTCAAAGCTGAAACCACAGGAATATATTCGTCAGTATAGAATTTGTTACGAAGGTTAATTGGAATGTTATACATAAACTTCCAGATGTAACCGTCAGTAGTCTTAATTGGGGCGAGTTGTGTGCCAGATGGTTTAATCTTAGATAACGCACCATTGTTGTTATCTAAACACTTATACACGTTGTATTCATCGGTAACAACATAAAAGGCAGCATCTTCAAGTTTTTGAACGCCAGTAGATGAAATACCAATAACAGCTTTCATTTCAGCGCCAGTACCAGATGCTGAAGTAATTGTAACAGTTGGTTCAGAAGTATATCCAGATCCTGGGTTTGTTAATACAACACCAGAAATAGAAGAACCAGTAAGTTCAGAAACAACCGCAGTTGCGCCAGTTCCACCACCACCTTCAATGGTGATTGTGATGTCATCTAAGTTGATGTAACTAGCACCACCAGAAGTAATGTTTAAACCAAGAACTTCGTCGCAATAGCGATCATCATACATGTCATAAACTACATCAGACGCCCAATCTCTGCGCTTAACAACGAATGCAACGTCCGATGGTTTAATTTCTTTAATTGTAATAATCTCGTTACGAACTTCATGTTCGTAATCTAAACTATCAACAGGGGAAGGTGGGTTGTTCTCATCAACCCACTGCAAGGTTTGACCCAGAAAGTAGTAATAAGAAGAAGACTTCGTAACAACGTCTCTATAAACACCCTCAGCGAGTGCTTTAAATAGGATCGATTTTACTAATTTTGTATCTGCCATTTTTATTCCGTCGATAGTTTAACTTATTATAATATAGAAAAACTTAGATTAACTTACTGTAACTTTCCAAGTGATAGCGATAGTATCACCAGCTTGCTTAGTAACAACTGGGAACACTGTACGGCAAAGCATAGTACCGTTAGTGGAAGCATTGAAAATACCTGCTTCAGTAATAGCACCAGTACCAGTACCTGCTGGGAAAGTAGCAGTGTAAGTGATAGAGTTGTTTTCTTGAATGTTACCAGACAATAGAACACGACCAGTTTGAGTGCCTAGTGTAGTGTCCTCAGCTAGTGGAGATGCAGTACCAGTACCGATACCCATGTGAGTCATAGCAACTGGAACGTCAGCGTTAGTTGCAATCATCTTACCAGCAATGTAGACCTTACCAGTTGTAACAACTAGGTTAGGAACTTCAAATTGTTCAGTAATTTGTCCTTGTTCGTTTGTTTTAGTGATAGTAACCCATCCCTTTGGGCTTACTTGGCTTCCTTGTTTAATCTCGTTCATAGGGTCTCCTTAAGATGAGAAAGTTGATGGTCGTTCGTTGGCATAATGCTCAGCTTGGTAAGAACCTGCGTCATATGGTTCTAAAATAATATACCCTTCTTCTGCATATACACCAGAAGTTGGATCATCAATGGTATTTAGGGTAAATGTAATAGCGTGCTGTTCGCCGATTGGAGCAAAATCAGTGAATGCTTTTGTCGTCAATAGTTTTGTAAATATTTCCGCTAGGAAAGTAGTATCTTCAACTGTTTTACCAAAATACTTGTTTACAAGCTCAGTCATGAACACTGTTTCAGCCTGACCTGTTAAACCAATACCCTTTGTAAAGAACTTATCAAAAAGTTCAGTCGTTGATTGCGTATCTTCTAAATCCTTAGTGAAAAGATACTTTGTTGTGTCAGTGAATGCATTAGTATATTCAGTCTCTAGATACTTGTATGCTGTAAAATATGTACCACGAATAACGTTACCATTTGAGTCTAATTCGTAACTGTCGTCAGCTAAAATAGAATCGTATAAAGTAACACCAAGAGATTTGACAAGAGATGTAAGACCAATAGAAAGAGCAATCTTGTTGTTGATAGAGTATTCGCCGAACATAGCCATACCAGAAGGGTGTAGCATAGAACGGACAACTGAAGCATACTTTTCTAGTTGCTCGTCGATCTTCAATACATAAGCAAACGCTTGGAAATAGTACGAGTCTTGAATCATCATAGAGTCGTCTAAGAAACCATCGTTTGTTCTATAATATCCTGGGTACTTGGAAACAGCATCTAAGCTAACGTTCAAGATAGCTGGGTTGTCGCCTAGAGTGTCAGCAGCGTTAATAAAGAACTGACGAGCAATAGTACCAACGTATGTGCCGTCTGAAAAATCATAAGACCAATAGTCGCCATAGTTAACATAACCAGCTTCGGTGAAGCCCTCAGTCTTATCGTTGAATCTGTAATTATAGTCAGAACCAATAGTCGGTTTAATAGAACCGCCAGTTCCAGTCACATCGCCTGGAGCATTAGTAACCTGAGCAAAAACAGAAGTGTATCCTTCACCGAAACTATCAACTACAATCTCTGTAATTTTACCGTCTACAATTACAGAATGCGCTGCAGCGCCAGTTCCATCACCCGTAATTTCAATGAGAGGCGGTTGAGTATAGTTTTGACCAGGGTTAAGAAGTTCATAGAAAACAATCTTGCCGTTACTTGTTACAGTATATGTTAAGTCAGATACTGTAACAGTTCTTTTAGTCTTTGTTGATACAGCAGATGTTGGAAGAACGGTTACAGAGAAGCTGGTATTATAGAATAAACCAAACTTGATAACGTCGATTGTTTTCAAACCACCAACGTCTGTAACTGTGGCCACTTTAAACCAGAAAGGTGTGCCTTCGCCAGTATTAAGCTGGAAAACCATACCTGGTCTGAAATTCCTACCACCGTCTACAATCTTTATTTTTGCGGTATTTGGAAGGATTGTTGCTTGGAACGATGAGCCGTATTTAACTGTGTTGTTTGGTGAAATATCACCATAGAAATTTCTATCAAGGAAAAGTTCCCAAACACCGAGAGCTTCGTCAACTACAACAACTTTTTGTACACTTACAGTAACACCAGACGATGAGTCCACTCCAGAA